GTAATCTACAAACAACGCAAGAGGCAACGTATGTTACTAGATGGTATCTTGTTGTCTATCGCCGCTGCTGTAACAGCCGGGATCATCTACGGTACAGTAGCAATTATTAAGGGTGCATGAGGATGGCAGATCAAGGGATGAAAGAGGTAATGGATACGGTTTCCGTAGCAACAGGTGTTGGTGCTCTGGCTGGCGTACTGCCTTCCTTGGCTGCGTTGTTTACACTGGTGTGGACAGGTATACGTATCTGGGAAACAGACACAGTACAAGGGTGGCGTAACAGGAGTAAGTCGTAGGTGTGGCAAGCGCTCATTAGTCCTCTTGCTGGACTCGCTAAGACTTGGCTGAGTAACCGTCACGAGCAGTCACAAGCAAAACACCAAGCCACAATGCAGGTAATACAGAACACTGCTACGTGGGAACAACACATGGCACAGGCTAGTGCGTCCTCGTGGAAAGACGAGTGGTTCACAGTAGTCCTGAGTGCTCCTGTAATAGCAATTATGTGGGGCGTGGGTATGAACGATCTTGATATCATTGGTCGCGTAGGTATGGCCTTTGCGGAGCTAGATAGGTTACCTGAGTGGTATCAATATCTTTTGTACGTTGCAGTCACAGCCAGCTTTGGCATCCGTGGTGCTGATAAGTTGATGCAACTAAAGGGTGGTAAGTGATGGCGGCTGGGTTTGAAATTTGGGGAAACGATGGCTGGCAGTGGTTAATTACCTTTGTAGCAGGAGGAAACCAAACAGGAATAGGCACGGGCCAATACGGAGTAAACTTAGCCGCGATTCGTGCCCTTAATGCGGCAATACGCGCGGAAAACAGGGCAGATAGACAGCAGTGCTGGGCAAGTGGACATTTTGTTAGTAGAACAGGAAAGTGCGTAGATGATCCAGAAATAGGCGTACAGAAGGCCCTAGATCAACTTAACGGGGCAGGAGAAGATGTTTTTGGCCCCATGAGTGACCTGCGTAGAACTCGCTTAGAAGGTTACGTTGCTAACCAGTTTTACAGGGAGTGGGAAAACGCTGTAGAGTCTGGAGAAGGCTCTAATATACAAGGTGTTATAGATAAGTACGGACAGTACTCAGATTTAATGTCTACTAACCCGTTCATTGGCGGAATGTCGTTTAGCCTGATGAATCCACAGAACGTCCTAGACAGGGCGATTCTTGGTGACAACGACTGGGGCGTTACTGTCCAAATGTGTACTACCACAGTCACCACAAACTGTGTTGACCCTAGAGCAATAAAAGACATCTGGGAAGATTTTGGTAGACACGTACAGGTAATCTTTAAAGGGCTTGAGATTCCGGGGTTGCCTGATTGGTTGCCTCTTCCGGGTATCATGCGTCTCCCGACTATCGGAGAAATATGGGACAAAATTAGTGGGCCTTTTAACGATGCCGCTAGAGAACAGATGCGGGATTGTATGTCCAAAGACGATGACGGTGACGGAGTAGCCAACACCGCGTCTTACTGCATAGAAAATAGAGATATTGCTGGCATCATTACTCAAGGAATACTTGATGGGGCTGGTGAAATTGTTGACGCCACAACAGAAGCAATAGGGGGAATAGTAGACAAAGCCTTAGAGCCTTTAGACTGTGTTACTGATCCAGCGTCTTGCGCCGCTAAAGTTAAAGACACTATTGAAGGAATCTTTGGATCTGCTGACCCGACTCAGCCGGGGCTTCCTGATTGGATGAGAGTTATCATCATCGGCTCTCAGTACGGAGACGAAGTACTCAAAGAGCTAGAAAAGATATTCAATGAAGACATCGACGGCGATGGTACTATTGGTATCTCTCCTACTCAGGAATACTGTGCAGACGGGGTTACAATTAAGAAAGACGCCGAAGGCACTAACTGTCCAGAGTACGCTCCGTTTGGCTATTGTGCAGACGGTACAACTAAGAAAACAGATGAAGTTGGAACTAACTGTGCTGAGTACGCGCCCAACGGTTACTGCCAAGACGGAACTACAGTAAAAAGCGACGCCGCTGGGACTAACTGCCCAGAGTACTCAGAGTTTGGCTATTGTCAAGACGGCACAACTAAGAAGCAGGATGCCGCAGGGACTAATTGTTCTGAGTACGCTGAGTTTGGTTACTGTGAAGATGGTACTACTAAAAAGGAAGATTCCGCTGGAACTAATTGCAAAGAGTACACTCCAGACTATGGGATGTGTGATGACGGGTTAACTAAAAAAACAGATGCTGAAGGCACTAATTGTCCGGGGCCAGAGCCTGAAGTAAATCCCGGAGATCCTTGTGATTTAGAAGACGAAAAAACTGGATCTTATCAGTACGTAGGAGACGAGTTACAGTGTTTGCCTGATGCTCCTGAGTTTGGCTTCTGTCAAGACGGAGTAACTGAAAAAGCAGACGCAGACGGTACTAATTGTTCAGAATATGCTCCTAACGGCTACTGTCAAGACGGTACAACTAAGAAAGACAATGCAGAGGGGACTAACTGTACTGAGTACTCAGAGTTCGGCTACTGTCAAGATGGTACAACTAAGAAAACAGATGCCCAAGGTAGTAACTGCTCAGAAAACATTTGGGACGGAAACTGCACAAGCCCACAACCAGACGCTGCTCAATCGTTTGCACACCAAGCGGCACATAGAGCATGGGCAGAACAATGTGGACAAACCCACTGTACCGACGGATCTACAATAGATTCACACGTAAACGGGGATTGTCAACTAGGTTTAACATCAGACTGCCAAGATCCACAGACAGACGAACAAAAGAGAAACTGTGGGTGGCAGGAGTGTGGTACAAACACAGCAAACCCCGGAGTACTTGTTCAAAGCATAGATCAGTGTGGAAGTCCTGCTTGTGCTAACGGGGCGGTTGATTATCCTACCTGTACTCAGTGTGAAAACGGAGAACACCCAGACAGACACGTAGACAGCGACTGTAGCAAGCCTCTAAAAGCCCAAGACGGAAATCCCGGTGATGCCTGTACACTATATGATAATACCGTAGGCGTTGTCGATAAAAATGGTGACTGTAAGCGTGTAGGTCAAAACTGTAATCGTAGTAAGTACGGGTACACTTCTAGTGATAACTGTGACACTGGATTGGGTTTTAATACGTCCTCTGGAATTATAGATTCTAGCGGAGACTGCGTGTGTAACACCGCGTGTGCTGATCCAAACAGAGAAGTATACTCCACTACTGGTGCTTGCAAAGATATTTGTAAAAAGGGTTGGAAAAAAGACGCAGAAGGAAACTGCACAGTAGAAGACACTGTAGCAGAGCCGTGTTCTGACGAAAACAGACAAAAAAATAATGACGGATCTTGTGGAGAAAACTGTAACTCAGGTTTTGACCAGCCAGCAGGATACGAAGTTTGTACTTCTATACAACAACTGTGTGCTGATGGTGCAGAAGGCTACGGGCCAGATAACGAACTCTGTGGTACAACTAATGGATGTCCTGAAGGGCAGAAGAAGTTTGATGGGACAAATTGTGATGATCCTTGTCCTGACAATACAGACATAGGCGCGTCAGATCCGCTGTGTGGTGCAACTCCTCCAGAAACTTGCGATAACGATGCTGTAAATTATCCTGACTGTAATCAGTGTCCTAAAGGAAAAATTTTATATAACGGTAAATGTGTTGTCCCAACCGATGCTCCTTGTGATGAACAAAACAGAGTTACAAACGGCGACGGAACTTGTGGAGAATGTAAAGAAGGATACACATTTGACACAAATCAAGACTTGTGTGTAAGAGATATAGAAGAGTGCACTAACGGAGCCACAGACTACCCAACGTGTACTACGTGTCCTGAAGGTCAATCAATGGACACAGAAGGTAACTGTGTTACTACTACAGAAACCTGCGCCAACGGAGCCACAGACTACCCAGCGTGTACTACGTGTCCTGAAGGTCAATCAATGGACGAAAACGGAGCCTGTGTTGGAGACGGAGATGGTGAAGGAACAACAGGCGGGGGAGGCTTCGGTGGAGGCGGTGGTGGAATGTTTGACATTAAGCCTATTACAATTTCAGGAGATCCTCAGTTACTCTCAAGAACAGAGTTTCCAATTACAGATTTCTTAGCTGGCTTATTTACTGGCTCTGGAGGCGGTAGAGCATGACATATTTAAACTTAGTAAACAACGTCCTCAGACGCTTGCGTGAAGACGAAGTATCCAGTGTACAGTCTACAACGTACAGTAAGCTGGCGGGTGACTTTGTAAACGACGCTAAGAAGATTGTAGAAGACGCTTGGGATTGGTCTGGACTTAGGACTACCCTGACTGTAACTACGTCTTCTGGTATCTTTAACTACGTACTCACTGGATCACAGAACAAGATCAAGGTACTAGATGTAATCAACGATACCTCAAACATCTTTATGGAGTACCAGACTCAACACTGGTTTAACGATAAGTACTTGAATCAAACACCGCCTAGTGGTGCACCAGAGTACTACACGTACAACGGTGTTGACTCTAGTGGTGACACTCAGGTAGACGTTTATCCTAAGCCTGACGGTGTGTACAGCCTAAGATTTAACTGCGTCCTTAGGAACGCTGAATTGAGCGCTGATGATGACCAGTTAGTTATACCTAGTCAACCTGTGATTCACATGGCGGTAGCTCTGTTAGCTCGTGAGCGTGGCGAGACAGGCGGTACATCAGCACCTGAGTACTTTGGTATTGCTGATAAGTACTTGTCTGATGCTATTGCTCTGGACGCACAGAAGCACCCTGAAGAAACCATCTGGTACACTCCGTAGGAGCCTAGAGTATGGCACAGCCTCTACAAAGCATTAATCTAGTTGCTCCGGGTTTCAAGGGAGTCAACACAGAAGACTCTCCGATTGGACAGGACTTCTCTTTTGCTGACGTTGCTGACAACGCTGTAATTGACAAGCGTGGGCGCATTGCTGCACGTAAGGGTGTAGACTTGTTGACTGCTGTAAACACACCTCTTGGGTCTGATTACGCTACCAAGATTCATCACTTTTACGATGACGCTGGTAACGAAGAAGTGTTCGTCACAGGCAACAACAAGATATTTAAGACTACACAGACAACGAATCCTGATGACACACTAACGGACATTACTCCGGGTTCGTACACGATTACAGCAGACAACTGGAAGATAGTCAACTTTAACGACAAGGCTTACTTCTTCCAGCGTGGACACGAGCCTCTGGTGTACGATAACGCAAACGGACTCAGGACGTTTGGGACTGCTACAGGCACTACGACTAACACTAACTTCTTTTGTCACGAAGCGCTGGCAGCTTACGGAAGACTGTGGATCGTAGATAACGCAGCAGACACACAGACAATCTACTGGTCTGATCTGTTGATCGGCACAGACTTCACTGGTGGTTCCAGTGGTTCTATAGATGTATCTAAGGCGTGGCCTGACGGTTACGATGAGGTAAGGGCTTTAGTGGCCCACAACAACGCCTTGCTTATTTTAGGTAAACACAGCATCCTCGTGTACGGTAACGCCTTTAGTCCAGCTAACATGGCTCTGGCTGACACTGTAGCTGGCGTTGGGTGCATCTGTAGAAACTCTGTACAGCACATCGGTACTGATGTGTTGTTTATGTCTCAGAACGGTCTGAGGAGCTTTGGTAGAACTATACAAGAAAAGTCACTACCTCTGTCCGACTTGAGCGTAAACATAAAGACTGAGCTTATTAGCTTGTTATCGTCACGTACTGCTCCTACGGCATCTGTGTACAGCCCTGAAAACTCTTTCTATCTCATCACGTTCCCAGAGACGTCAACTACGTACTGCTTTGATCTCAAAGGTACACTAGAGAACGGAGCGTACAGAGTCACACGGTGGACTTCTGCGCCGTTCAAGTCTTACGAGAGAAAGAACGACGGTACGCTTTTAGTAGGGACTAATGACGGCATAGGTGAGTACGCAGGGTACACAGATGAGTACAACGACGCAGGGACTATTACTCCCTCTAGTTACCGCTTTAGGTACTACAGTCCGGGGTTGACGTTTGGTGATCCGTCAAAACTTAAGTTTCTCAAGAAGCTACGGCCTACGCTGGTAGGCGCTAACAGCGCTACAGTGTTTGTTAAGTGGGCGTACGACTTTGGTACAACGTACAGTACACAGAAGTTTACTGTAGGTAACCAGATTCCTGCATACTTTGGGATTAATGAATATCCTACGTACTCTGAGTTGTCGTCTTATGGGATTTCTTCTACGTTTGTTAGCGACCCTAATGGAGTACAGTTTGAAGACGGTACTGTGGGTTATTATACGGTGGATCAATATCTAGGTGAGTTTCCAACCTACGATGCTAACGGTAACGAGGTTGATCCTGCTCCTCCTACTGTGGGTTCTGGCGGTGGATCTATATTAAACGGAGATAGCTACATAAATGTTACTGACGGTAATTATTATGTGTATATCTCAGGATCGTGGACAGACCTAGATACTTTAACGCCGTCTACTGTTGCTGAGTTTACTGGAGGATCTACAACAACTAGACCTCCTGTTAATGCTACAGGTGGCGGGAGTATTATTACTATTGGTCTTGAGTCAGAAATAAACGGTTTTGCTTTATCTCTCCAAGAAATCAACGTATTAGCACTTATAGGTAAAACAATATGAGCAACTATACAAAGACAACTAACTTTGCTGCTAAGGATAGTTTGCCTTCTGGAGATCCCGGCAAAATTATTCAAGGCACTGAATTTAACACAGAGTTTGACGATATTGCAACTGCGATTGCAACCAAGTCAGACACTGCTTCACCCACGTTTACAGGGACAGTAACGGTTCCTGCTTTAACTGTAACAGGTAATGTGACTATGATATTAGACAATAGTGACACTGTTACTATTAATGGAGGTACTTACTAATGGGCTGGTTAAGTGATCTTATAGAGGGTCTAGTGCCGGGTGCTATTGAGGATGTTTTTAAGACCCCTCTTCCTCAAATAACTCCTCCTGACATCTCGTTTAAACCTTTTACGGTATCAGGGCCAACAGGGGGTATAACAGCAGGGGAGGGTGGAACAACTTATACTCTGTCTCCAGAACAACAGGCAATGCAGAATCAGTTATTTGGCGGTGCTGGACAGTTCTTTACTCAAGCGGCAGTACCAACGGCTCAACGTGAGACTGACATTTTTAACCGTATGCTGGCAGCACAGTCTCCTGAACAACAACGTCAGAGGCTGGCCCTAGAAGAACGTATGTTAGCTCAAGGAAGATCTGGTGTACAAACGGCGCAGTACGGGGGAACACCAGAGCAGCTTGCGTTTGAAAAAGCCATAGCAGAATCACAAAACGCAGCTATGTTGCAAGCTATGCAACAGGCGCAAGCAGAGCAAGCACAACAGGCATCCTTAGGTGGACAGTTCTTACAACAGAGTTACGCACCTCAGGCATCACTTTTGTCAGCCTTTAGCCCCGCACTAAATGTAGCTGGTCTTGAAGATGTTGCACGTAGACAGGCAGGGGAACTGGGTGTAGAAGCACAGATGGCAAATATACAAGGTATGCTAGGTCAGCAAACAGGACTCGCAGGACTATACGGGGGCATCTACGGTAACTTACTAGGCGGCTTGGGTGGTCTATTGACAGGCGGTGAAGAACCTTGGTGGAAATTCTGGTAAATAGGGGACAAAATAATGGCTTATAATGTAGGTGGAATGTTAGCCCAAGCTGGTCAAACTATCGGGCAACAAATAGGCGCTCCTATACGTGAGATTGGTACTGGGATAGGCGGTATGCTCGCGGGGAGACAACAGAAGCAGCGCGAACAAGAAGCTGCTAAAGAATCACAAAGACTTCTACAGCAGTACGCTAACGACCCTGCCCAGTTGAACGCTCTTGGTCAGAAGTACGCCACGGAAGGTAACGATGCGCTGTCTAAAGTGTTCTTTGAGGCGGCTAAAGCTGCTACTTCTAAAGAAGAGGAAAAAGCAGGTAAATTACGCGAAAAAGGAGAACTTGCTCTTTTTAATATGGCAAGAATGATGCAAGCCTCCCCAGATGAAGATATTTCTAGAAATAATCTCAAGCGACAGAATTATTTAGAAATAGCTAAAGGGTACGGTGTTAGTGCTGAAAGGGCTTTGGAGATTCTTGACCAGTCTATTGAAAAAGACAAAAAGGGGACTGAAGCTAAAGGATACAAAGTAGAAAAAGAAGTTGTAATCAACGGGAAAGTACAAAGTGTTGTTGAGTTTTTTGACGCACAAGGAAACTTTTTAAATCGTAAAGTGATTGGGGAGGTTGCTCCAGACGGAGATGAGTCAGACAAAGATAAACCTTTTATGGAAACAAAGGCTGGTTCTGATTTGTATAACGCTGCTGTAGCGGAAAACAACACAGTTACTGCTGAAATACAAAAATTTGATTCTATTATAACTCAATCTGAAAAATTAGCTGAGGAATACGATATACCTATAGTTGGAGGTGCTATAGGTGCTGTAAGAGATTTTGCAGTATCAGACATTGCTGGTCTTGGTGACGAAATAACAGCGTTTAGAACAAGTTTAAATGAAATTCAAATGCAAAAAGCATTGGCTCTTCTTCCCAAAGGCCCCGCTTCAGATAGGGACGTTCAGTTAGCGTTAAATGCTAGTCCAGACTTAAAAAATTATACTGAAGAAGAAAGACTAGCGGCTCTTCGTGGTATGAAAAAAATTCTTGAGGCTAGAAAACAGTATGTTGAAGGCAAAGTTAGGTGGATGGAAGTTACGAACGATGCTAACGCTGTTGGGTATGAAAGATATGCTGAGATTAAAGGCTTTGATAGAAACATTGAAGATTTAAAAACAAAGTTTCCGACTGCAATTAACGAGCTTAATTCAATTATTTCTGAAGCTAGCAAAGCAAAAGCGGCAGGAGATGATGTTACTTATGAGGCACTAATAAAAGAGGCTGAAGCACTAGACGCAAATTTAGTGGTTGGTAAAGACCGATTTGGAAACGACATAAAAGGTCTAGGGTATGTTGATACCCTAAAAAACAGAGGAAACTCAAGAAAACTGCTAGACAGAACTCTTGAAAACAAGGGTTTAACTTTTGAGGATATAAACTATGTCTGAAGAGCTTTTAAAAGGGTTTACTGACAGACAAGAAGAAGGCTTAACAGAAAAAGACCCTATTGAACCTAGTGTTAATTTTGCTGAGCGTCTTCAGAAAGTTCAGGCAGCTTTTGATTCTGATAATAAAACAGTGGAACAACAAAAGGTTGAAGATGCTGCTTGGTCTTCTGAAGATTCTCTAGCTGCTGCTGAAAGATTTTTTTCCAGTGTTGCTTTAGGCTGGGGAGATGATATGCAGTTGTGGGTACAAGCTCAAAGTGAGTCTTTGTATTCGGGAGAAGATTCTAAATCAATTTATGAAAGATTGAGAAAAGAATACGACCAGAGACAAGCAGAGTTTAAACAAAGACAACCCGGAGCGTACATGGCGGCAGATATTGCTGGATCTGTAGCCTCTCCCGTTAATTTTATTCCCGGTGTAAACATAGCGGCAAGAGCGGGGATGGCGGGAAGGGCAGCGCAGATTGCTGCTACAGGAGGAAGAGTCGCTACAGAAAGTGCAATATACGGCGCTGGTGAGGCTGGAGAAGGACAAAGATTATCTGGCGCTATCTCAGGTGCTGGTCAGGGCTTAGTTGGGTACGGAGTCCTACGCGGCACTATGGGTTTAGGGGGTAAAACAGTTAGCGCCTTTACGCGCAGGAACATAGAGGGCGACCTGATTGACGACGCTGGAGAATTTGTTCCTATTACGCTTGCTGCAAGTAAGACTGACGGAGTAGAGGGCGCTGTTCACACGTTTTACAGGGACATTGTAGCCCCGTCTTTTGGCGGCAAGGGCGTAATTAAAGCACAAGAACAAAAGATTGTTGGCAAAGCAGAAGACTACTATAAAGCACAAAAAGCAATGTCGAAAGAAATGGATGAGGGAGTTAAGCGTAAAGTACAAGAAAATAAAGATCTCATGTCTAACGCCTCTAAAGCGCTAGAAGAAGAGAGAAAAAACCTAAAGTCTTTACAAAAAACAGAAACAGCAGATACGCTTGTTCCTCTTAAAGATAAACTACAAACCTTAAAAAAAGGTAAACCTGAAGAAATTGCAGGTAAAGCAACTTCTGATGTAAACCGTACGTTAAATGCTCGTCGTTTTGACTTTAGAAACCAAGCGTTTTCGGAGGCAATGCCAGCAGAAGCAAATATTAAAGAAATACAAAAAGTGTTATCCGTTGAAGATATTGGACAACGTATACGCGCCTTGGATGAGTTGTGGGGAAGACGTGGTTACTCCATGATTAAAGGTAAAAAACTCAGGGTAAACAAGAACGAGTTTGAAACGTCTTTAGCAAAAGGAATCATGGAAGATCCTGTATTTAAAGTTTTGTTGCCTGACGTTAGCAGTTTCAAGAATAACGTAATGGCCGCTGTTTCAAACGTCAGTAAATTTAGAGACGCCAGCAATAGAATTGATGGGGATGTCCTATCAACAGTGCGTAGTAGATTAGGCACTTTTGCTGCTGCTGCAGGTGATCCTCAAATTCGTAAAGCGTACTACATGGCGCAAGGTAAAATAGATGATATTATCAAAAAGCAACTTACTCCTGCTCAAAGAGAGGCGTTTGAAAGTGAGTCTAAAAAGTGGAAGAGTACTGTAGTTCTCAGAGACGCTATTGAAAACACGCGTGTTGATCCTAAGAAACGTGGTGTGTTTGACGAAAGTGATTGGATTAAATCAGCTTCTGATAATAATAACCTAGACAAGAGGTACGGTACTGGCCCTCTGGTTAAGGATGCACACGTTTTAGAAACTAACTTGAGAACCGCTGAAAAAGCTATAGCAAAAAGAGCAGCTAATTTAGCCAAAGCAAAAGCAAGGCTTGTAGAGAAAACTATTAGCGAGCATAGTCAAAAATTAAAGACTCAGCTAGAGAAGATTGATGCTAATATAGCAGATAAAAAGGCTAGACTGAGAAATAATCCTCAGTTTTCTCAGGAAATTGCTAGAGATACTCTTCTGAAGCAGCAAAAAGAAGCTGAAGTAGCTTCTCTTAAGTCTCAGTTAGATGAACTTAAACAGTTGAGGAGTTCTCAAAATCCAAGTTGGTTTTATACATTAGCGGCTACTGGAATACTTGCTGGATTTACAACAGGAGGTGCGCTAGGTGCTGGTGCTGGCCTTGCGGCAGCAGCAGGTGCCGGTAGGATTTTAGCTGCTCCAACAGCACAGAGGATAGTCGCTGGTCAAACAGCGCCTCAGATGGGTGTTCAAAAAATGTTACAGGCTGACGCCACAGGAAGGACAGCAGACATACTAGCCAGAAGTATCGGTAGAACAGGTATGCTAACAGGAGGACAACAATGAAAGACAAAGACCACACAGTAGAGTACACATCCATTGACTACCACAGTATGTGTCAGAAGTCAAAGGAGCGCATTAAGAAGATGCAAGCGCAGGGAATACCTACGCCCCATGATCCCAAAAAGAAACCAGAGGACGTAGGTAAGTCTAACGGTTACTCCATATTCTTCATGTCGTAACGCTATAGTTCACAGTTGTTCCCTGTACAGGCCAGTTGTTGTGATCCTTCGGTCATGTCGCTGGCCTCCTCTATGTCCCAAGAGATGTCCTTTGGGAAGTCCTTAGCTAACTGGTTGTACGTTTTCTTGTCCACAGGTTCGTAAGGAGCCTGTTGGTACGTGTGGTCTGAGTAAGGCAAGAAAGAGATACCACTGACCTTAT